CTACCAACAGAGGATTTGAAGTATGGAGATTTGCTATTAATGTCTATAAGTAGTAGCGGATTAAATCATATTGGGGTTTACTTAGGACAGCAGACAGTTTTACATCATTTGCAAAATAGATTATCAAGTCGTGATTTATTAGATGAATGGCTGCTAAAATGCACAGGTAAAAGGATTCGTTATGCTGCGTAAAATTAAGCTATACGGAGAACTCGCTAAGTTTCTTGGTGAGAAAACTTTAGAAGCAGAAGTAAATAATGCTGCACAGGCAATAAGATTTTTAGTCGTTAATTTTCCTAAGTTAGAAAAACATATGGCTGATAGGTATTACAGAGTATTAGTTGATAAATGGGAACTTAATGATAAAGAATTACATTATCCAAGCGGAGCAAGTGATATAAAAATAGTACCTGTTGTTGGAGGTGCTGGTGGCAACACAGGACAAATTTTACTAGGTGCTGCATTAATAGGAGCTAGTTTCATGTTTCCTGGTGCTGGAATGTTTGGAACTACAAGTTTTTTGGGCAAGGAAGCTGTAGTTGGTGGTTTTTTAACAAAAGTAGGAACTATAACTTCTGTAATTGGTGCATCTTTAGTTCTTAATGGTATTGCAACTATGCTCGCACCTGTAGAAACAATCCCAGAAGAAAATCAAGATCCAAGAAGATCATTTAATTTTAGTGGCATCCAGAATACAACAAGAGCCGGGGTTGCCGTTCCTGTGATATATGGTCGCACGATGACAGGATCAGTAGTGGTGTCAGCTAATATCACAAACGAGCAGGTGGAAGTATGAGTAAGATAATTGGATCTGGCGGTGGCGGTGGAAAAGGCGGTGGCGGTGGCGGTGGCACACCTACCGAAGCAAAAGATAATTTAGATTCAAAAAGCTTTGCAAGAGTTTTAGATCTTATAGGAGAAGGTGAGATAGAAGGACTTGATGATGGTGCTAAGTCTATTTTTCTTAACAACACTCCATTACAAGCTGCTGATGGTACTTTTAATTTTAAAGATGTAACTTTTGAGGCAAGAACAGGTACTTCTAGTCAAACTACAATTCCTATTACAAGAGATGTTGCTACTACAAAATCAACAGGATTTTCTACAGTTCCACAAGCATCACCAAAAGTAATACAAATTACAGATTCCGATGTTGATGCAGTTTCGGTACAAATAACAGTACCGCAACTACAACGGTTTAGTGATAAAGGTGATATTTTTGGTACAGAAATACAGTTAGAAATTGCTGTTCAATATAGTGGCGGTTCATATCAAAATGTTGTATTTGGAAATCAAGGAAAGATTACAGGTCGTACTCCTGATGTTTATTTGCGTGATTATTTAATAAATTTAGATGGTGCTTTTCCTGTAAATATAAAAGTAACAAGAATTACAGCAGATAGCTCATCTTCAAAATTAGTAAACGCTTTTCAATTTAATACTTATGTAGAAATAAAATATGACCAAAGAACATATCCTAATTCAGCACTTGTAGGTTTAAAAGTAGACGCTGAACAATTTAGCAGTATTCCTACAAGAAAATATTTAGTAAAAGGCATAAAAGTAAAAATTCCACACAATGCAACAGTTAGGTCTGATGGAAGTTTGTCTTATTCTGGAACATTTAATGGTACTTTAGGTGCTGCTCAATATACAAACGACCCTGCCTGGTGCTTATACGATCTTTTAACTTCTGAAAGATATGGCTTGGGTTCTCATTTACAAGAGTCTGCTTTAGATAAATTTAGCTTTTATCAAGCCTCTGTATATTCTTCTCAACTTATAGATGATGGGACAGGAACAGGTAATACAGAGCCAAGGTTTAGTTGTAATGTTGCAATACAAAATCAACAGGAGGCATATAACGTAATAAATCAAATGTGTTCTGTATTTAGGTCAATGCCCTTTTGGAGTGCAGGTGCTTTTACGATCACGCAAGACTCACCTAAAGACTCAAGCTATTTATTTACTCTTGCAAATGTATTAGAACCTGGTTTTAGTTATTCAAACGTAAGTCAAAAGCAAAGACCTACTGTTGTTATCGCTAAATATTTAGATTTAGAACTTAGAGATATAAATTATGTAGAGCAGATTGACTCTGCAAACCAAGCTAGGTATGGTTCTGTTGTTAAAAACATAGATGCTTTTGCTTGTACAAGTCGTGGACAAGCTTCTCGTTTAGCAAAATGGATGCTCTATATGAGCAACGTAGAACGTGAAGTTGTGACATTTAGTTGTGCTATAGATGCAGGTGTTCTTGTAAGACCAGGCCAAATTATAGAAATTGCAGATCCAGTTAAGTCGGGAGAAAGGAGAGGTGGTCGTATCGTAAGTGCAACAACAACAGCTATAACTGTTGATGATATAACAGGTCTAACATATCAAATAGGATCTAGTTTATCTGTAATACTTTCAGATGGTTCTGTAGAAAATAAAACTGTAAGTGGCATAACAGGTAGTGTTATTAATGTTTCACAAGCTTTTACCTCTGCACCACAAGCTAATAGTGTTTGGGTTTATCAGACAAGTAATATTCTTACTAGCACTTGGAGAGTTTTATCAATAGAGGAAAAAGATAGAGCTTTTTATACAGTTACAGCAAGTGAGTATAACTCAGGCAAATATAATCATATTGAAAGTGGCATAGCTCTTACTACAAGAGATATTACTGATTTAGACATAGCACCATCAGCACCTTCTGGAGTAACAGCAGAAGAAGTTATTTACGAGGATACAGGAATAGCTAGGGTAAAGATTATTGTTAGTTGGACTACTTCTACTGATAACGCATATGTTAGATGGAGGTATGAACAAGGTAATTACACATCAAGAACAGTAGAAGGTGCAAAAAGTTATGAGATACCAGATACTATTGAGGGTAACTATACGATTGAAGTTTATAGTGTTAGCTCTTCTGGTTTAAGATCTACACTTCCTAACTCTTTAAACCCTTTTGTAGCTGTGGGTAAAACAGCACTACCTGCAAATGTAAGCGGTGTTAGCTTGTTGCCTATAGATGAATCTAGTGCAATTTTAAGTTGGAATCGTGCAACAGAACTTGACGTTTTATTAGGAGGCAAGACCCTAATCAGACATTCTTCTTTAACATCAGCAGCACAATGGAAAGACTCACAGGAAATTGTTGTCGCAGCAGCAGGTAGTCAGACACAAAAAATAGTTCCGTTACTTGCAGGTACATACTTAATAAAATTTGAAGATGATGGTGGTAGGCAATCACCTGCTCCTGGTTCACAAGATTCTGATTGGAATAACACAAGAGTTACAACTAATCTTCCAGCACCACAGGAAAGACTTACAGTAGGAACTGTTGACGAACACACCCCTAATTTCACAGGATCTAAAACTAATACTGTTTACGATTCGACCTTAGATGCTTTAAAACTAACAGTTACCAGTAATGCAACTGCATCGTCAGGAGAATATGTATTTGCAAACTCTGTTGATTTAACACAAGTCTATGATGTAAATCTAAGAAAAATCTTAAAAGGAAGTAATTTTATACTTAATAGTTTATGGGATGATAGAACTGATTTAATTGACACATGGGGATATATTGATGCGGTTGGTGGATTAACAGAGGCAACAGCTTGTAATGCTGCTGTTTACGTTAGAGCAACAAACGATAATCCATCAGGTTCTCCTACTTGGAGTGCATATAAAGAATTTAGTAATGTGTTAATTACTGGCAGAGCTTTCCAATTTAAGGCAATATTAACAAGTAATGACACAAACCAAAACATAGCTGTAACTCAATTAGGAGCTACACTAGAATTACAAGGAAGAACAGAAAGTATCTCGACTCCAGTAACTACTGGATCATCTCAATATACTGTTTCTTTTACTAATCCATTCAAGCAAACACCAACTGTAGTTGTGACCCCAACAAATCAACAAACAGGAGACTTTTTTGAACTTGCTAATATTAGTAGGACAGGATTCCAAGTCACGTTTAAAAATGGGAGTGCAGCAGTTGCTAGATCATTTGTATGGGCTGCATCAGGCTTTGGAAAGGAGGTGACATGATATGAGCAACGGACATGAT